TGTTCCCTTGAGAAATTTTTCGTGATTTGAGTCATCATACTTATGGCAAGCATAAGTCTTAGATGATTTATCATAATGGTCTCTTACCCATACTGGAGCCGTGTCCGTAGGTTTCAGTTTAAAATATGTACCTTGATTAACTTTGTTAACCGTAGTTTCTTTGTAGGTTGGTTTTAATGTTTCCATATTTTGTCTATTTTTAAATTGATATGCAAATATAATTCTTTTTATTAAATTATGCAATAACCCCATAAACATAGAGAAGCCCCGATTATAGATGTCGGGGCTTAGTTTATTTAGATAAGAATCTGGCCGTAAATGGAGTATCATCCTCTTCTTCATCTATTTCTTCATAGGGTATTAGTTCTGGATCTTCTTCATCTGGATCTACTCTCATTTCAATTTCTCTTCTCAGCTCATGATGCTCCCTTGAAGAAACTTCTAATGCCCCCTTATAATCATCAGTTATCTGAGCTAACTCTTGCTTATTGATATTAAGGCCTTCTTTACTAACATCTACTCCCTCTTGCTTAGTAGCAACTACCTCGGGCAATGAGCTAAGATCATATTTAGCTTCTAAGAGTTTAGCTTCTTCTGTTTTATCTTGAATCTTTTGAGATTCTAAAATAATCTTTCTAGCTTCCTCTATACTAATGCCTTGTTCTTGCTGAATATTGTTCTGTTGATTGAATTGATTGAAGATATTAGTAGTACCATTCCCAGTGAACCCTCTTATCAATGACTGAAGAGAATTAGTAGAATCCAGCTTCATTTTCAAAGCCTTGTTCAATTCAGCAGAAATAAAGGGCATATACTTCCCACCCTGTGAATCTCTTAATAGATTAACCTGATGAGATACTTCCATTCTATCCTCTAATACCCATGCTAATTGTTCTCCAAGTAAGGCTTCTATAAGTGATTCTTGTTTATCCTTATCCCATATCCTACTTGACAGAAGTCTATCTCTCATGAATACTCTTATCTGATTAACGTCTATCCCTAACTTATTAGAGAAAGTGTTAATATCATAAGTAACACCACAAAGTACTCCATTACCCAATAACCATTGGTTTATAAGGTAATTTTGTACTTTTAATAAATCCTCAGGCTTTTGGGTTTTCTGATACTCTAATGCAAGAGCAGTAGTTCCCATTGGTCGAGGAAATCTCTTTATTTTATCTTTTCCTTCCATATAAGTGAGCCTTTCTTATATCTTTAGATTCTTCATATCCAATCTTTTCTAAGGTATAACAGATGAAAGCGTTTATACTCTGATTATAGAAATATCCTTTATATCTATCCTTACCATAGAATAAACTAAAGGGTACACCAGAGAATAGATCCCTGGTGTAAATTAATTTCTCTTTCCCTATTATAGGGATTTCTAAACAAACCTTATAATCCGATGCCTTAAATTTATTGCCATGAAGATCGATTATTTCTCTTACCATAATTTGCTTTTTTAGGGTCCGAGGATTTTTTGTCTTGTTTACTATGGCTATTTAATTGCCTTTGCTCTTCAATTCTCTTTTGCATTTTCGGATATAACCTTCCTCTTAGGGGAACTACCTGAGTTGCAAAAAAGGCATTCCATAATTTTTGTGATAGGGGTTCTCCAACTTTGAGTTCTGATATTGCCCAGAATTTAGATTCGAAATTCTTCACTATCTCCCTGAATCGATAATAATATATGATACCAGATTTATTATCTCTTCCGATAGTAGTAGTTTGGCAATATTCTAGAAATTCTTTACCTAATTCGGATATGAATTCTTCCCTTTTAAAATCAAAGTTCTCTTGATCTAGTTTGAATAATTTTACGTAATCGATTGCTTCCATATAGGTTTAGTGATTAATTAACATTATAGGTCTGGGGATTTCCTCATCTGTGATTTGGAATAAATATCCCCTTATATCATCCTCATAGTATGAAGACCAATAAGTTCTCCGGATTCTAAAATTATCTAAGATTGCCCCTTTGGGGATTCCAGTAACGAATAATCGATGTTTGGGCATTACGGGAGTGATTTCGAATTTACCCTCTTTAAAGTTACCAAGAGTACAATAATCTGGCATATTACCAGTGAATCCGGTAGGTTGTAATACATCCTGGATTAAAGCAGTTTGAGGTATTTCTCTTTGATTGCATTCGATGGTCAATTTCGATTTGCCTATATATAGGTCTTTAACTATTTCTCTAAACATCTGTATATGATTATGTGAGTGATACCATTCTTTTTAAAGTAAGAGCCATCTTTAGAATGTTCCTCTAACTTTTTCAATTCTCTTCGAGATTCAGTACAAACCCTATCCGATTTCCTTAATATACCAAAAGCGTTATCCCATATAGGGGTCATAGGATCAACTGGCCCTGCATATATTACCTGATGCCTTGCCATAATTTGAGGATATTTGGATTTGTACTGGTATTTACCCTTGAGGTAAAGTACATTATACTTTTCTAGATTTTCTTTTTCGTTTACCATTGGTTTTGTTGTTATCGATATAATCTGATATCTGATCTAATTGGTTTAAAACTAAGGCTTGTACAAATATTGATATAGGCCTGAAAAAGTAATTCCTTACATTCTTTGGATTGATATACCAATCGTAGATTATAAAGAACTTCTTGACCTTAGAATGCTTAAGTGATCTCTGAACTAAATAAGTCTTACAACATCTTTTATGTAATTCTAGCAGTTCTTTATCTTGCTTAAGCATCTCCTTTTCTGAGAAGATGACATAGTCCATTAATTTAAGGGATATAAGTCCCAGGTAAGTTCCCGGGACTTAGGTTAATGATTTGTAATTATGCAACCTGCTCTGGTTTGAGAACCTTTTTCTTGAAGTCCTCATATTTCTTAGCAGCATCCTTGAACTCTTTAGAATTTTGATCCTTGATACGGAACATTTCCCGTTCAAGTCTATGTAATTCGTTTCGAGTTTGTTGTCTCCATTTCTTACGGGCAAGTGTATCGGTTATATCCTCGGGGTATACGTATTTCACTTCCCGATTGGAAATCACTTGTTCAATGATTGAGGGTTTTTGTTGTTGTTTTACTTCCTTGATGGTTTCTTCCTTCTTGGATTTCTTTCCCTTTGGTTTGAGTTCTACCAGTTTAGCCTTGGAGAATTCTTTGGCAGCCTCTTTAGATTCTTCTACCAATTGTTTCTTGGTCTTTTGGCCTTTGGCTTTGGTAGTTTTTGACTTGGAAACTTGTTCCTTAACTTCGTTCAACTGATTAGCAACTAAGGTTGCAATGGTGTTTTCTAAATTCTTTTTCATAATGTCTATATTTAAAAGTGATTTGTTTTAATTCTCTATGCAAATATAAGAATAATATATTATTCTACAAAAGAAAAATAAATTTATTTTCTAAATTCTAAGGTTAATCCTCAAGGAAATCGAAGATGTCATCAGAGTAGGTAATATTATCTTCGGGATCTGATAAGTAATCTTCCCGATGCTCTTCATAGTAATCAAAGATATTATCTACCTGTTGTTCTTTAGTGTAAAACTTACAATTTACTAGCTTACATTTACCTGGATTGTTTTTTAGGTATGTATAAGCTTCCTCTAAGGTTAAGGGCTTATCTGATAATACTTCAAAGGTTTCCTTTTTAGGTCCATTAAAGTGTATGTTTAGTTTATTACCAGATCTTTCTACTTGGGCATTTGGTGAAGTTTCTACTTCTACTAAATATCGATATTTCCGAGTTCCCTTTGGTTGAGTAATGATTACCTTTTTCTCTTCTACCCTGGGTGTATCAGAAATAAAAGCAGGAATTGCCTTAACCCTATTGCATTGGTGAGATCCCTTATCTAAGGTCCCAATGAGAATAGAGAAAGCAATTCCTGCTCCGATAATGGGCAATATGAGTATGGGATTATTTTTGGAGTTCATATCCAGTTTCTTCAAATTTGCCCTTGATATATTGGTTTAAGTATTTGCCCTTAGAGGATGCCTCATGTAAGCCATTTGCTATATCATGAGGAACCTTATCATATCGATAAACTCTGTTGTTTTTAAAAGCTACCCATAATTCCTTTTGGGATGAGCTATAACCATATCCTTCTAAGTTAGAGGATTCACAAGGTATCATCTCTATTCCCAAAATTGATTCAACCTGTTTTAAGTAATCGTTCTTTTCCATGGTGTCTATATTTTAAGTAATGTAATCTCTGGGTGATAATTGATTTGAATCTTATGAAGGAGTTCCCATGCTCCGCATACTCCCTGAGAATTATCAATCAGCCATTCATCTTCCATTTTGAATAAGATATGTGAACATATCATTAGCTGATATTCATTGAGCATTTTTATGAAAGTAGGGTACCTTTCTATGGTAACATATCTTTCTATCTCTTGATCTAAGGCAAATTGAATCTCCTCATCCTCAATCTGAAGAAGGCTTCTGAGTAGTCCTTCATCGAAAGGTTTATTAGCTTTCAGATCTTCTTTGAGAGAAGATAGTGATTCAATTTGAATACCAGCTATTAGCTTAATGATGTCCTTTGTTTCCTTGTCCATAATTAAAATTTTTCTTTATGCAAATATACTAAATTTATTTCTATATAAAATATCTTTTTATTAAAAACTGTGGTTAAGGAGGGTGTTACTTTCTCTGAATGACTTCTTCCATCTTTTCTTTGATTGAATCAGGGAATACAGCATCGCCTACCCATCTTAAGAAGAATTTAGAGGGTTTCTTATCTGGATTGAGCAATAGTTGTCTTTGTTCCGTAGAGAACTTAATACGTTCTGATTCAAGCATCCATTTAGGTAATTTAGTGAACTCTGCCTGAGAGAAAGAAATAGTTTTCTTACCAATTTGGGCCTTTAATGGTTTCTTTCTTTCCTTATATAAATAAGGAATAACCTTTTTCGAAGGCCCATTGAGGATACTGAAACCAAAGATAATCATTGGATCAAATTTATCTGCTTTTGGGTCCTTAGCACGTTTAATACACCTTGCCATCCAAGAGAACGAATTAGGATATTGCTTATTATCTGTAGCTTCTCCCACATCCTTTTTATTGAACTCAAATCCAGGGAAATGATAAAGGAAATCCTCTGTAAGGATAAATACAAATCCCAATCCTCTAAGGTATTTGATAATTTCTTGTTGGGTTTTACCCTCTTCAACCATTTTCTCTACATCTAAGAGAATATCCTCTCTTGGAGATTCTATTTCTTGAGTAGTAGAGTTAGCAGGTCTTCCTCTTCCTGCAGACGGTGCCTTTATTGGGAGATTACCAGATAATCTATCTAGATAATCTTTAAAATTATTTATTTCGGATTGATTAGTAAGAGTTACTTCTACTCTTATAGGTCCATTATGTTGTACCTTTGGACCGGAATTCATTTCTGTATAAGCATCTACCAATCTATCGGATAATGGAGTACCATTTTCTGACAGAGTAGTGATTCTGAGTTTCGGTTTAAATATTTCTTCTTTTTCCATAATGCTTTAATGATAAAAAGAAAGGCCTGAACAAAAGTGCTATTTGTCAGGCCTTTACTGTTATTAACGAATACTTAAAAATATGGGAATAGAAAGGTTTTATTAATCTTCTTCTTTAGAGGCCTTCTTTTTCTTTTTGTCTTTGGCCTTTTTGTCTTCCTTCTTGGTAGAAGGTTTTTCTTTAGCCTTTGCCTTAGATTCCTTCTTGGAAGTTTCTTTCTTCTCTTTTGGAGCATCACCCTGAGCAAGTTTTCTTTGCTCCATACGATATTTCTTCTTTTCGACAGAAGTCATTTCTCTACCATCGATAAGAGGATAATCGTATTTAGTAGCTATTCTACCCGGACTTTTAGATTCCCCATTTTTCTTAGAGGATTTTTTCTCTTTGTTTTTCTTTTTGAGTTCCATAAGCTTGGCTTCGTTTTTCTGATCGTTTTCGGGATATTTAGCAGCAACTTTATCCCGTTCCTTATTGAGTTTATTTACAAGTTCGGTAACCTTTTTACCGTGTTTCTTGTCCTTAGTCCAATCCTTAGTGGGATCCAAATCGTTTTCTTTGAGATAAGCTTCAAGAGCTGCCTTTGCCTTAGAAAGTTCCGGAGTCTTATTAACCGGTTTGTCTTTCTTCTTTTTCTTTTTGTCCTTAGTCATTGTAGTTAATTTATTGGTTAATTATTTCCCTATGTATAATCCCATAGTTATAATTTCCGAATATAAGTTTGGTTTTCCTTAATTTCTAGGATTTTAAGTTCTTCCTGATTTGATATAGATATTATCTCTAAAACATCTCGAATATCTTGTTCGGATAAATTGTTAAAAGAGGCTTCATATAAATCAGATCCCAATTGAAATTTTACATCTGTTCTAGTACCATGTATTAAATTTTTTAGAGATCTAGAGATACCAGAAAGTTTTCTCTTAAGGTATTTAATATGAAGAGAGAGGGATTGATATTTACCTTTATTGCCTTTCCTGAGAGCAAGGTTCATTTGGTATTTAGAGTATTCTAAGTCTTTTAGAATTACTGAATACTTTCTTATGAGTTCTTTGAGTTCCATTTGGGTCTTGGTATTGGATTGGGTATTTCTTGATCTGATAACATCTCTTTTGCTTCTTCAATGATTAGAGAAGCAAGTTCTTTCTCTTCTTCATTTAGAAATTCTAGTGCATCAGTATAAGTATTTACTAGATTATCCAAAGCAATGATAATAATATTCTTTCTGATTTCGTATTTATCCATGGGAAGCAATATTTAGATAAAATAAAAGCCAATTGCCTATCCCAGGCAATTGGCTTAAAAGTGAAAACAAAATGTAAAATAATTAGTGTTATGAACTAAACTCTTTATGCAGACAGATCAATTATTAATCTTCTGATTCTTCTTCAGAGTCATCCTCTTTCTCCTTCTTTGATTTGGGAGAAGTGATAACTCCGTGGCCTTTCTTTGACTTAACCGTAAAATTGCCCGGAACAAAAGCCACTGAAGTAGAGATTGCTTTACCATCCGTAACCAAAACGGAAGTAATTAATACTCCCTGATAGCCTTCTTTGTTCTTTACTGCATAGCCGTAATTCATTATCTTGCTCTTGTCATCGATAGCAATAACATCGATCTGTTTGCTATTCGGACGTTGCTCAGCCGGACGATTTTTCAAAGCTTCCATTCTTGCCTTACGTTTTGCTTCTTTTTCTGGATCTTTCTCTTTAGAACCCTTTTTCTTCGGATCTTCTTTCTTTGATTTTGTTGCCATAATAGGTTTGAAATTATTAGTTAATAATGATAAGTAAAACTTCTACGAAATGTAATAGTTAAAGAGGTAGCAGAAAATACCCACTACCTCTAAATTTTCTTTTTAAGATTTATTTTTTACCTTTCTTACCTTTGCCCTTTGCTTCTTTCTTTGCAGGGAATTTGAGGCCCAATTCTTTGGCAATTGCCTTACGAAGCTTTTCAATTTCGTCTTCGTCGAAATCATCAGGATCAGTGTCAAGATCTTTGTCATCGCAAACTTCTTCCAATTCTTCGAAATCCATTTCAGCAAGAGCCTCACCAGTTAGATCTTCTTCATCATCTTCTTCTTCGTCATCAGAATCATCTTCCTCTTCTTCATCATCTTCCTCTTCTTCATCATCTTCCTCTTCCTCTTCTTCATCATCTTCCTCTTCTTCATCTTCTTCCTCTGATTCTTCCTCTGATTCTGAACCGAAAAGGTCTTCTGCTTCCTCGGCAGTCAAAGCAATCGGAGCCGGAATGATTTTGATTGAGCCATCTTCGTACTTGATAATAATTGTACCATTTACTTCTGTTCTAGAAACTTCTTTCAGTTCTACTTCTTTTTTCTTCTTAGCCATTTTCGTAATGTTTAAGTTGGTTAATAATATATGTTAATTAAACTGTGATTAATCGTTTTCGTTTTATAAGCTTAACATACCCAGAGTTTAATAATTCCTCCTGAGCAGTATTAAATTGTGTTATATCTTCAAGAACTGTATTTAACTGTTCTTTAGAAGTGATATTTACTTCTTGACTACTAAGAATTTTATCTCCTTGATAAGTAGCTATCTTAAAGACTTTTCCTTGATAAGGGTCAAAATCCTTTCTCTTAAAAATTTGAGGTATATCATTCATAGCTATATTTAATTTTAGTTATTCCGGGAATACCAACCTTTCCGAAGCATTCGGTATAAAATTTGTATTTCCCTTTTTTCATTGTTTTATAGTTATCAGCTAATCGAATTGGGTAGACCCATATTTGATTTTCTATCATCCGATTGGTCATTATATAAGCATAAGCTTTTCGAATTTTAACTTTTTCTAAAGATACAAAGCCTTGAAATAAAAGAGCTTTCTTAAGAAACCTTTCTTTTGGAAGATACCCCACAAATTTAGTATTTGCCTTATCGAATAAATCTAATAGATCCCTCTGGGCTTTTATGAAAAGTATCTTTTGCATCTTTACCCTCCCTTGGTAGTATTTCCATAAGAAAAGTGCTAATGACCCAATTAAGGGAGGGTAATTAAGAAAGTTCCGATCAAATTCTACTTTCTCATTTTGAGGTAATCTATTGTAGATTCTGTAAGATAGAATTACGGACCTGTATTCTCTTTCGTTTAATTGCTTGGGCAGAGATCCCTTGCCGTTGTCCATATAATTTTCTCGCATACCTTTTATCAAATTCTTGTTTACCCTTAGAATGAAAAACTCTGTGCATCTGTATCATGAATCGTCTTCTTCTATGTTTATCAACCCTATATTCGTCTGGTATAATAAACTTCCTAGCTTTTACTAATTTACCCTTAAAGTAAAATTTTGTAGTTCCTTTAAAGTGATTCTTCCCATTCATATCTTGGGCTTTCTTAATGCCTTGCCTTAGGAGTTTCCTACCTGAGATAATATGAATATATTGAAGAACATCTACTCCATAAAGGTAAATCAGAGTTCTCTTTATATGGGATCTAGTAAAATAGGGGATAGAAGTAAGATGCTTCCGATATAATTTCTTTTCGGTTATATATTTATTGGTAGTATCTGGTCTCCAAGTCCAAAAATAATACCGATCGGGTTTTATCTCTTCCCTACTACTTTCCTTTATCTTTACCATTCAATTTCCTTTTTGCAGTACGGTACCAAAGATTTATGGATTTCTCGTTTGCTTCTGGGAATTTCTTTTTCATTCTTCGAATTATTCTCTCTAATTCGTACCCCTTTGAAGTTAATTCCCATACGTAGGATTTTTTAGTACCCTTTATGAGGTTAAATTCATCCCTTTCTCTGGGTGGTTTCTTTTCTCTGGGTTTCTTTATTCCAGATACTCTTCTTGTTTTTCTTTTTCCATCTTCTCCTTCTTCTCCCAAAAAGCCCAGTCTTAATTTTGAACTTCTTAGGGGATCATCTTTTGCTAATCCTGCAGTTTCTAGTTGCCTATCCATCCAATCATCGTATTCATTAATAAGATGTTTGTTTGGTTTCTCTTCTGAAGTATTTATCCAATTGATTAATTGGAATACTGAAGCAGAACAAGCATCAGGAAAGGGCATTCCCAATATAACTGCCTTTCTTTTTAAGTCCCGATAGGTTTGATTCCTACCTGCAGCTCCGAGAAAATTAGATTTCTCTTTAGAGGGAACGGGTTTATCTTTTTTCTTCTTTACCATACTTTAAAAGTGTTTTAAATTTTTTCGATATGCAAATATATAAAGATTAATTCAAATATAAAATTAATATCACTATTTTTTATATAATAGCTGGGGATTCACTCGTTCGGTACCAGTTGATTTGGGTTTTCGTGGTTTTCTGGTTTTATGAACATTATAGGCAACATCCATTACCTTTACGTTAAAGTCAATATTATTTACCTGGTTATAATTAACTGCCTTTTGAACACAGTAACGATATTCTGGCCAAAACTTTTGCCCTAATTTCACATCTCCAGTTTTATCCATGAATTTAGATACCATAAAACCAAAAGTATCCGCATCATCTTTTTCTTCAAATACATACATGTAAAATCTACTAAACTCTTTTACTACTTCTTCTAAAGGCCTTACTGGGAGTAAGAGATAACCATCCATATATAATTCCTGAGATATTAAGCATACCCAGTATTTCTTCTTTCCAGGTTTTACTTTATATCGGAATCTTTCTTTTACTTTAGTGTGCATCCATTCTGGTACTCTATTTAAAAGGTATCTGATATAGATCTTATCCTTTTTATTCAATCTCCTTTTGAATGCAGATGGCTGTTGTAGCATTCTTGGAAGAATACGAGAATTATTCCATCTATCATATTCAAAGATTAACTTAACAGTATCCTGATCCCAGGGGTCTTCTGATTCTCTTAACCTTTTCATATTCCTCATTATATTATGAGTATTCACCTTGGGCAATATCTGAGCAGCATCACCAGAATATAAAGCCGCTTCTCTTCTCTTTAATCTTTTTTCTAGGCATCCCTCTATATAATCTTGAAAATTCCTTTCACAGGGGCAATCTGGTCTGAATATAGAAGTCCTTTTCTCAAAAAAATCCGAGAAAAGCCTAAAGAACTTCTCAGACCTTTCTCGGATTTCAAGATACTTATAATGAGACAACTTTAAAATCTCACCAGCTTCCCAAGATGACTTATTTTCGGATAATTGAAGGAACAGAGATTGTTGTTCTTTTTGGGTTAAACAGTCCCATGCTTTCTTTTGAAATTCATTCATATCAATTTCTCCTATACGCCATTATGTTATCAATTGCTTCTGATGTAATCTTATTTGGGTCAAATTCTTGCTGATTAGCATAGAGTTTATCTGGATCACAGTTTTGATATACTGAGTACAGAACATTATCAAATGGTAATTTCAATTCCATCTTACCACATTCGGGATATAACAATAGCTTCACTAACTTATTATTATAATCTACATCTATCACAGTAGCATCCACTCCCTCATAGGGGTATCCCTTTAATACTAAGTAATCTCCAGGATGAATATTCATCATATCCTCAACGGAGTATTTCTTATTCTCTCTTGCTAATTTCTTAAATCTTCTAACATCCTTTCTTGAACAAGTGGCCACTAAAGAGAAATCATCGAAATCTTCTGAGTTATCTATCCTAACTTTTTTCTTTCTTGGATGTAAAGTCTCTGTAGCTTTTAACCAAGTCCTTATACCAGAAATATTCCTTTTTAGTTTATTAAGAAAGGGTCTAGAATAAGCAAACTCACTGGGCATTTTAATGAAACCATAATTAAATAAGATGGGTATTTCTTCGAATTGCATCTTGCCTTTGTGAGTTTTCTTTAACACGTTTACCATTGGGATAATGGCTTTTATATTTTTATACCCCTTCTCTTTCAATTCTTCATTGATTCGAAAGCAGTATTTCTTCTCAATATAAAATATGCAGTATACATAAGGGGTATGTTTTTTCATATCTTTAAGAGTTTTTAAGGATTAGCTTAGCTTGTTTATGTACTAACTTATAACTGATATTCTTTAGTATATCACTAGCCATGAATACATAAAGAATTTCACCTATTTTTGGTACATCAATCACCATAATAGGAGCCTTATCGAATAGAGGTTTATAGAATACAGAGGATAACTTCTTCCCCACTACAAAGAAAAATTCTTCTGAGGGCATTGAGTTATATCTCATACATAATATAGGAACTTTATTTGCTCTTTTAGCATCTTTAGAAGCTTGTTCCCAGAATTTCAATATATCACACCCCTTATTACCTAAGAGAATGTGTTCGAATTTAATCTCTTTGTAGTTTTTACATTCTACAGATATTTTACACCTGTGGGCATGTCTCTCATCCTGACACATAACGTCTGAAGACAGATCCCTACTCTGATGATTTGCACCAGAATAAGGGGTTCTGCCGAATTTGAAAGAAGTCCATTTAGTAAACCATTTTGAGACTTTGAGTTCAAATCTTGAGCCCTTCTTTTTACTATTTGCCATAAGTTCATTGTCTTGTTTTAAGGGTTATATATCCTTATAGTAATTGATACCTACTTAGGCCATTGACTTTTTCAACTTGCAGAATTTTAGTATTACTCAAAGGCAATGAATCATGGTGTGTGATTAAGAAAAGGGTTTTATCTGAAAAGGTATGTCGTATAAGAGAAATTACTACTTCTATATTATCCGAGCTGAGTGATTCGAATACTTCATCAAGGAAGGCAAGGTTAATGCCTTTAGATGCAGTAAGAGCTTCATTCATGGCAAAAGCCATTGCTATATTACAAATCTGTTTCTCGCCGCCTGATAGTTCATCATAATCGATTATTTGCCCATCTCTTTCTATTAGAGTAACAAAATCCTTTCTAGCAGTTCCCAGATCAATAGTAAATTCTATTCTAAAGCCTAATACCTGAGCATATCTTTCTAAGGTAGAATTTAATCTATCCAATGAAGAATCAAATAAGTAAGCTTTTATACCATTATTACCGAGAGGATCATCTATCAACCAATTATAGTTCTCTAACTCTAATTCTTTATTGTGAAAATCCTCATCAACTTTACGTAGTTTTTTCCTAATATCCTTAAGCTTTTGTTTATATTTGGGAGACATGACCTTAAGTTTTTCCTGTTTGAGCTTAGCTAGATCTTCATCAATAGAAGCAATATCAGAAGCAATATCATCACAATCGGATTTTAATTTCTTATACCTATCATTTACATTACTAAGTTCTTCTAATCTTTCTAAAGCCTCATGATATTCTTTATCGTATTTATCAAGGTCAGAGAATGCCTTATATATTGATTTAGCATCTCGTAATGCACGTTTGTAGTGACCAGATTCTAACTGTATTACTAACTCCTTGATTACTTTCTTAAGTGGTACATTCGATAAATTCTTGGCATCTTTTATTTTACCTCTCAGATCAAGGATCAGATGGTTTTGCCTTTTAATTTTAACTTGAAGAGAAGTATCTACCTCATCCTTAATCTGTTTCTTTTTTTCGATTAGGAGTTTAGTTAACTTCTCTCTATCTTGCTTGAGTTCCCTTTTCTCTTCTTTTATTTTTTGCTTAAAGGATTTCTCTCTATCTCTTAAATCAAAATAAGCTTCTCTATTAGTGTCTAGTTCTCTCTTAAGTAATTCAGATTCATGTTCTACCTCATTTACCTTTGCTATTAAGTTATTTTTATCTTGCTGGGCAATTCCTTTTGCAAGGTTTAAGAACTCTAAATCGAATACTTCTTCGAATATCTTTTTCTTATCAGAATTCGATTCTTGTATTAATCTTTTTATACCCTGACCAAACATTATAGAATTCATGAACAGAGTATAGGATAATCCCACTTCTTTACAAATTTCATCCTGAATTTGGTTCTTTCCCTTTGCATTTACTAACTCATTATCTTTTAGGAATATAAGCCTATCGTTCCCCTTTGCTCCATCCTCAAGGATTCCCTTATATTTCTGACATCGAATTATCTTAAACAAATGAGAATCTTTCTGAAAATAGAGTTCTACCATAGTTCCCAGATAATCCTTAGGTCTAACTGATTCCCAAGTATTCACATTGGATACTCCCTTTAGATTTTTACCATATAATGCCCATACTAATGAAGATAAGATAGAACTCTTCCCTTTACCATTAGTTGCTTTAATTAGTACTGTACAGTTAGTATTTAATTGTAAGTGTAAATTTTCAATTGAACAAAATCCTATGGCATTTAGTGTAGTGAATGTTAACATGATTCGGCCTTTTTTAATGTTTCAATTAGTAGCTTAGTTTTAACCTCATCCTTAATACCTTTTTCTTTTAGGTACCTTTTTGCTAGTACTTTTTTAGATAATTGCTTAGTTATTTGATGGTTAGTATTTACGGGTATACTAGATTTTTTAGGTAATACCGTATAATAATTGCCATCATCTTTAATCTCATCTTCAGATTCTACATCAACAAATTTCGGAAACCCCTTTAATTCTACAAACTTCATAGAAAGATCAGAATAAAGTTTCCAATATCCCAGTTTACAATCTTTATCGGTTCTCCTTTGTTGTAAAGGAGCCCCAATCATATAAACCTTCTTTGATAACCTTTGGGGTTTATGTATATGGCCACATAATACTAAATCAAATTTATTCAGGATATTCACATTCAGATTTTCTACTGAATTTATTTCTCTCCCATCCGTATCCTTAGCACCAGGATAATCAGTGTGTAGTAAAAGAATATTCTTTTTATGTTTATCTAATTCAATCTTCTTTAGATGATCACTTAAACCGATATTATTATCTATATAGGGTAAACCATATACCATAATATCCCTATGAGTTAGAGATAAGGGTGTTTTCCCATAATCTAGTATTTTTAACCCATACCTTTCTACTAAATAAAGCCAACTAAAAGGTGGCATACCAATCTTACTTACTTTCTTGATATCGTGATTCCCGGAGATAGCTAAAATATTCAGATTACCCAGTTTATTAAATTCCTTGTAACATATCTCATATAATTCTTGATCCATAGATTCTGCCCTATGAAATAGATCTCCACAAAATAAAGCTGGGCAATTATACTTCTTACATAAACCCTGTATAGTCGACAAAACCCTGAAATGATTCAGGGTTCTTTTATTATCCTCATTAAATTTAGCATAGATATTCAAATGCAAATCTGAGAATACTATTGCTATTACTTGTTTCTGTTTCTCCATACCCTATTAAGATGATAATCGATTTGTTCTTTTCTTTCTTCCAAATCCAAACTTGATAGACATACAGTAGGTACTTCCCAATTTGCAAGCAATTCACTCATAAGGGAAGATATTTGGATCTGGAAGTACCTGTTGAGTATTCTTTTACCATTCTCTTCTATATCCCATCCCCTATAATTGTCTAGATTCAAAGGGAGAAATATTGCTAGATCACATTGAATTTCCATTAATGTTTGACATTGACAGAAAAAGTGTTCCATCTCACATTCGGGGAGAGATTTCGATTGTTTATACCAAAAATAGGCAGCTAAATCGGTATAACTTCTATCAGTAACAAATTCCTCTTTATCCTTGAATAATTTGTTCCTCAAATTCAATAATTGAAAATCAGATTTATACATGGCTTCTGATCCCAAAGATAATATCTCTATATGGGATAAATCTCTAGTAGCAGGTAATAGATCTGTCATACTACCAGAAATAAAGGGTAATCCATATTTCTCAGATATATACTTTGCTAAAGTTGTTTTGCCAATTCCTGATGGGCCTACAAACATAATTCTCTTACTCATGGTGTAATTCTTTAAAAGGTTGAATAAATTGGTCAGTTAAGAATGAAGATAAAGAGTATTCTACACAGATCTTTTTAAACTTATCATACTTAAACTTCTTTTTCGATTTAAGTGGTAATTTCTCTAAGGGAATATTCCTTACGAACCAGAAAAGGTCTATTAACTGTTCATTTCTTCTCCATACCTGAAGATATTCTTTGTTCTTGCTCTGAGCAATAAATTTTTCAATTCTACCTTCATCAAGGATTTTTCTTGCCTTCACTGGTCCTATACCAGGAAATCCAGGAATATCATCGGAAGTATCCCCAACCATTGCTAGATATTCTACAGTCTCATGAGCATGATACCCGAACAGATCTCTACAATTCTCTACTCGGATCATTTCATCTTTTCGAGGATTATATACCCGAAGGTTCTTATTCAATAGCTGATTGAAATCTTTATCGGATGATATTAAGATTACCTTCTCGGATTGGAATTTTTTAATTGCAAGGTATGCTAAGAAATCATCTCCCTCATATACGGTATTATTATTCTTATCGAATATATAATTTATTCTTAGCATACCTAGCATTTTCATTATGATTGCCTTTTGACTTTGCAAAGATTCATAATCAACTGAGATATTTTTCCGATGTCCTTTATAGTTAGGCAATAATTTCATCCTTATTGGAGAATGCCCATTATCAAATGAAATATAAACCTCATCGGGTTCAAACCTTGTAAGATACATGTGTAGTGATTTGAAAAATCCAAATATTGCTCCACTGGGTTTACCGTCAGTTGATTTCAGCTTCTCGAACTTGTGAAAACTTTGATGCAAGATGTTTTCACCATCTATAAGTAGTACAGTTTTTTTCTTATTCATAGAAACTCATTTTTAAAATAAAGATAGCTTCTCTACATTTTACCCAATCTCCTATTAGGAGATATTTTATAGCTTTTACGAAACCGTTCTGATAAGTCCAGATAGATCTATCTAAACCTCTAAACATATCCAAAATACTCATCTGAGATATATAAGTCTCAAAGTATTCTTCTCCGTTCTCTAATAAAGATACTTTTGAAACAATGGCCGGTTTTAAGTCTATTGCCATATCACATATATGTAGGGCTTTTTCTAAATCTTGTTTACCATTCTTATTGGTATGTCTGGATACGTATTTTAATATTTCTCCCTGAAACCAGTTAAGGTTATATTTTACCATTAAATGTACTGGTTCAATCTCAAATTGGTAATGGTTACCTCCAACTTGATTAGTATTATTACTTGTTTTCATCCTCTAAACCTAATTCAATAAAACTTCTTGAATCTTCTCTTTACCAAGGTAAACATCCATATAGTTCTCTGGATTACTATATTCATCTAAGTATTCTAACCTTGTCTCTAATCTTAGATTCTCTTTAAGATATTCCTTAATAATCTTCTCTATTTCTTCTTTATTCATCCTCTTCCTCCTCTTCTTCATCTACTTCCCCTTGAACATCCTCTACTGGGAATAGATTAATATTTAATGACTCTAATTTCTTCTTAGTAGTTCCAATAGTATTTATACCAGCTTTTCTTAATAGCTTACGTCTTAATTCATCATTTTCTTCTAGTAAAGCTAAAAATTTCTCTTCTCCTCTACAGAGAGTTTCTCCTTTATATTTATAAACTCCTCCATTGGATTTTTCTAGAATCTCCTCCTCTATAAGGATCTCATTTAACCAATATATCTTATCAAAACCTACGTCATGGTATTTAGAGTTATTATATACAGGAGCAGCTTTTATAGTCCCTCTCGGAGGAGCAACCTTATTCTTCATTGTACGGATAGAAGTTACTCTACCAATCTTTCTCTCTTTCCCTTTTATCTTCTTTGTTAGTGATTTACCTCCATACAAGCCTATTCTTTGAGAAGCATAGAATTTTAAAGCAGCGCCTCCAGGAGTAGTATCAGGATTTTCAAACATACCTGCTTTTAGATTAGTACGTAATTGATTGATATAAATCTGAGTTACTCCCAAAGAATATAACATTTCATTTCTTATACGGAAATATTTATATATGGCTTTTGCTCTATTACCCATATCAGCAGAAGCATTACTCATCTCTGAGTTAATATTAGTTTCTGTGTCCAAAGCCGAAACCGAATCCAGAATTAATAATATGGGTTCGTTATTTACTAATTGGCTTCTCCAATATAGTGACATGGATGCAACCCAATCGGATATTTTTTCTATAGCAGTTTCCCTATAGATAATTACCCTACTTAAATCTAGCCCATTAATCTTAGCCCAAGAATTAGTAAATGATTGTTCAGCATCTATCCACAAAACTACACCATTCAAGTACTGGCATGAATATGCGAAATCGTATGCCATTAGACTTTTACCTGATGATTCAGTACCAAATAATTCGAGTATTTTTCCATAGGGGATTCCTCCACCCAGAATATAATTAAAAGCTAAAAATCTTGAGGGTAACCAGGGTAACTTAGAGTCATCTTCTTCTGAAGCTATAGAAAAACCTGAGAATTTCTTCCTCATCTCATTCAGAGATGGTACTTTTATTTTCTTCCTTGCCATAGTTCTTTAAATTTATATCTTATTATTTTATTTATCATAGATTTGTTCGTATTGAACATCTCTGCTAATTCCATAATACTAACCCCGTCACAATAATAGTCAAACAATTCAGGTATTTCTTTATTTACCCATCTAGGGCATTCTTCTCCCTTTTGTTTTCTACCATCTACTATCATCTGAGCCATATTCTCTTGGTGTGTACCCCAATAAAGATTTTTATAGTGATTATTTAAAGAATCATTATCTTTATGACATACACAGGGTTTATTATCTGGATTTGGTACCCAAGCTAATGCCACCAATCTTGATACCGAGTATGATTTATTTCGTATCTTTACTCGTTTGGTACTATAGGTTGGAGTTTTAATCATTATCTTTACTTTCCTTTCTCTCCATACCTTCCCCAATTTACCGGCATCATTCCCATTAGGTATTACCCGTGAGTATATCTGACCCCTTTTAGAAATATAATATCCTGGACATCCAGGTATGTTATCATACTTAGCCATAATGTAAAGTATTTAAATGAAAAGAGAGGATAACCGAACGAATCTAATTACCCTCTCTACCCAACAACAAACATGAATTACTAACACCAATTAGATATCTGAACGATATTTTCTTTTCTTTTTCTTTGGTTCTTCGTCTTCCATATAGTGATCCTTATGGATTCCCTTTTTCTTCTTTTTCTTTGGTTCTTCGTCCTCATCATCACCGTGATCTTCTTTTAAGAATTTTGCCAAAATCTCTTCTAGTTCTTCATAGGACTTAATTTGAGAACGAACTATGGATTCCAAATCCAATTGACCCTGATACTTCTTGTCCAATTTAGTAGGTTTGCACTGAGTAGCAGAATAAGTGGTATCAAATTTACCAGAACCAGATCTCTTGATCTTAATATCATATCCAGTTTTATAATCAGTCATATCACCGGCCTCGTCTTCATCGAGGTAAAGGTCAATAATATCCTGATATACAGATGATGGTACTAATACTCCCTTATCCTTACCTTCATATCCAACTTTAGTACCTTTCTCATCGTCATAAACGATTCCGCCAATAACATATCTTCTACGAGGTACTATCAATTTAGCAAGGTTCTTATCATCGTCATCCTTAGAACTTTTCAATTCCTGGTATTTTTCCATGAAAGGGCATGGTTCATCAAAAGTAGCTGGAGATATTACTCCTCCAAGATCTCCTCCCAAATAGAATTGAACAATTTCTATACCCAATTCTTGGTCATCACCTGGAGATTTAATTCTCATTCTAAGTGTTCCCTCTTTGGGATATACTAATCCCCCTCCGTTTCCTCTGGATTCTAATTTCTTCTTTCTTGCAAGCATCTTATCTCGAGTAGAACTACCCTCTGAAGAAAGCTTTTTCTTTTTGTCTTTTACCATAATATTTAAAATTTAATTGTTGTTAGCCTCTGAATAGATGATCTCATTCAAACTTAACACTGTAACGATATTCTTTTCTAGAATATTCTTTACAGATTCTGGCCAATCCGGTCTGATCTCAAATTCCAATTCTTTACCAGCATACATACCGTAAGTAACTACTCTACCAACCTCCGTAAGATCGGTATAAGTTTTATATTCTTCAGTTATAGTACCTCTTTTAACTACTACTCCCTTTCTGGGAACTCCCTCAGAAACAGTTCCGGGTATAATGATACCGGACTTGGTTGTGTTAATATCTTTCGGAGATAATATCAAAACCCGATTTTCTGTTGGTAAACCAGGTAGAGTTTTATTAAAAAGCTCTGCTACCATAGTTGAAATGAAGTTTAGTGAGTAAATCATAATTGTATGTTAATTAATTAGTTATGTAATTGAATATAGTTATCTCTATCCTTTTCTAAGATTGGCATTAATAGTACGAAGTATATTTTCTCGTGACTCATAAGCTCTACATATAGCTATGAACTTATTTGATTTCTCTACAGCTTTCAAATACCTTTGATATAGTGATTTATATTTCGGATTTATATTTGCCTTATGAGATACATAATCATTGTTAAATCTCTCATTCGAATCCTTTATATAAACCCAAGCAGCAGAATATGCTTCGTCTTTTTCCCTTGCTAGTGCATCCCTTTCTTTTATATATTTATCTCTAAGAGAACAAAGTACATAATAACTAGAAGGAGACTCTCGTAGCTGAGAATTGATTATATTTTCATTAATAGATAATTCCTTTTGAATATCTATTTCGATGGTTTTACCTTCAAACTTAACCTTCAGTTTTTTCAGTTCTGTCTTCATAAACTTCCAATAGGTCTTTAAAGTCTTCTTTACTAAATTTACCTTTACTGATTGCTTTAGTAACTTGAGCAAAAGCAGTTTGATAAGCTAATTTCATACCGGGTAACTTAAGAAGAGACTTGTATACACTTAACTTATCTACTAAAGCCATTAATCTTAAATCGCATAAAGCATCGGTTCCTCCTCTATCTAATAATAATAGGAAAGCTGTCCAATAAATATGAGTAGCGTCCTCATAAGCTAATTTACCCTCTTCGTCTTTTGCCATTACCTTAAAAGCCATACCCTCTAAGGTATAAAGGTTTGATTGAAGTTGGGATATTTGGGATTTTATACGATTGAATAACATCTTCTCTGGTCCACTTATATGTAAATTCTTGGCATCTAGATATTTATTCAAGTTCTCTATGGAATAATTTAAGCATCCTGCTACCATATAAGTAAGTGCAGTTAATTGGCTTGCTTTTTTAAACTCTTCTTCTGTTGCCATAATCTCATAAATTTATATTATTTATGTAGACATAGTATCTTCTCTTTTCGCTTCTGTAATGGTAGATACTGAATCTAAATGATTTATATAAGTTTTACAATTGGGGCATTGTACTACCTTATAAATATCCCTATTTGATTTATCGTAAACTCTAAAAGCTTCGCTAGTATCATATTCAAATTCGCAATCGCATACTGGGCATTTAGCCCTACATATTGTGGGACCGTTCAAAATCTTTTTCATATTGCTTCATTTGTTTATTAAAACGTTTCTTATACTCTGAAATTGGTATATGCTTATACTTCTTATGCTCTTCCATATATTCCTCTACTGAGAAATCTGGTTCTAGCATTTTCCTATAATCATAACCTGGAATAAAAGGTAATTCTTCTGCCATTGACCTACCAATAACAAAATCCATGTCCATTGTGACATCATCTATTTGAAAACCAAAGTATGGCTTAGTTAAGGGATTTCTATAAATTTGCCACATTTCATAAATACTCCAGATATTTATATTCTCTGGCTTAGTAATCTGATAATTAGCATCATGAACTAAACATACCGATTTTGTAGATGGTAATTTACCTTGCCTCATTAAGTAATATATTAAAATACTACCAAATAGACACATATCTGATGCTGCAGACTGGCAATTGCCCGTGATTAAGGTTCTATATCGTTTATCTTCACCGATTACTCTTGTAAAGAAAGCTCCCGATTTTACAGTAGGACACCATACTTTACCTACGTACTTCTCTTTCGTCAGATTATTTTCTGAATTGTAAGTATTCTTAGTGTTTACTGATTTCCTAAAATTAGAAAATTTTACTCCATAACTAGTTTTAGTAGCCCGTACAAACTCTTGGCCGTATTTACTTGGTTTCTTATCTTTAAAATAAGATAGGTCACCTTCATGGGATAATTCATACATACTTGAAGTATTATTGCAGAGTACAACTAAAGCCTGAAGTAATTCTCCTTGAGTTTTATCTCCAGTTGCCCATATCGACCAACCATCTCCCAATCTCATATTTTCTAATAGGATACTTAATTGAGGATTAGTTAATCTGGTTAATAATTTCATATTTAGCTTACGTTCAGGAACTAATCTATTGAGCTTATAAACAAATTCTGGGTCTCTTATTTCCCATATTACTTGATTCTTTTCTCTACGGGAGAATTCCACACCTAATTCTTCCATAATAGAATCAATAATATCTACCTTGTGAGGATTTGCAGTATTACTCTGACATATTCTTACTATATTGCCATTCTTCAAATAGCCATCAGTAAGATACCAACCTAAAAAAGCAACATAAACATCTGAATATCTAGCTTTTACTTGATTATTATGTGGAGCTCTTATTGGAATAGCATAGGGTTTATCAGAATTATATAACTCATCAGATGTTAATACTTCAGTTTTATTCAACTTAGAAATTTTATTCGGCTTAGTAACTACCCATCTATGATCGGGAGTAGATAATACATCAAGATGCTTAGTCTTTAACCTAATCATATCTCCATCATAATCAAATACATTTACCCTTTCAACCTTTTGCCATTCTGATTCTCCTATGTCCCGATTAAATGCCAATATCTCATCACCAACTTTTAAATCTTCATAATTTACCCATCCCTTAGTTTTACTAAGGGCCTGGGATGATGGTAATAAGCAAGGAAAATTCAAGGCTAATCTCAAAGCATAAGCTTCTTCTCCCCTATCAGAAGAATAAATTTGAGGTAATCTTCTTTTTCTACCAAATAGAGAAACTAAGTATCCATTCTTTCTTAGAAATTTCTCTTGTTTCTTTAAGAAAGTCTTTAGCTTAGGATGCTGACCGAAGAATACATCCATTTCTTTTTGAGCTTCTTCAGGTGTAACTATAATACCAGATTTTGGGTCTGATAATTTTACTGCTAGAAGTTTAGCACCAATACCATAGATAAGTCCAAATGCAATTTGTTTAGCTTGCTTTCTCCTTACCTTCCATATCTTATGTTCTGGATGATTTTCATCTTCATATATTTTTAAAGCTTCATCATAAGATACATGATATTTAGTAGCAGCAATTGCCAAATGGGGGTCCTGACCAGAATTAAAAGCATTCAAGTAAGTTTCATCTCCAGATAAATGAGCCATGATTCTTAATTCTGCCTGACTAAAGTCACTAGCAATATATAAAGTACCTTTTGGGGCTTTTAATTGTAATTTAATATTGGGATCTACTGATGTCTTGGGGATTTGTTGAGCATTTGGTTCTGCAGAATTATGATGCAATATGCCATTTGCCACAAATTGATGGCACTCATCTACTGATAAGTCGTATACTCCCTGTAATCCAACTGGAATTATTGATTTAATAGATACTTCTTTAAACATTTTCTTATATCACTATTTTTCATGAACCTACTTAGATTTTCTTTTTCTAAGTCTATACGAATTACTTGATAACCGAGTGAGTTAAGTGCTTTATCTCTTTCTAAATCTAATTCTCGTACATGCATTTTCCCGTCTAACTCCAGAATTATAGAATCATCTAATAAGAAATCTACATGGATATTAAGATCCTTAAAAAAGAATTGAGGTATCACTTTATACCTCATTTTTATAAGCTCTTTATAAAACCTGTACTCTACTATGTTAGTTGGTAAATTATAATCTTCTTCCCTATAATACTTCTTAAGTTTTCTAATAATAATCCTTAGATCATACTGTAGGTAATGTAATTTTCTTACTACTTCCATGATTCTCTTAGGGTCTCCACTCAAGAAATCTTTCTCTAATTCCTGTATACATAAGAATTTTGATAAGAGAAAGATTTCTTTCTTAGTTAAGTGATTAGAACAAAAATCATCTATCAACCTATTTTTATTGGGAAGCCTGAAATTATAATATTGCTGTATACTAGAAAGTTCATAAGAAGTTAGATTTAATTTCTCTTTCACTTCCCTTTTAGTAAGAGAACCTTGTATGGTTTTTTCTAACAACTCTAAAGGAATTACCTTAGAAGGTCTATACCAATTAATCCTATTAGAATTATTCTCTCCCTTTTGTCTTTCAGCAATTTTCTCCCTGTGAGACTTATCTATCTCTTCTTTAGAAAACCATTTGTATAGGGATCCTCTTACTATCCTATGGCCAAGTCCAAAATGATATTGGAAATCTTTTATCTTCCACTTCTGATCAAAGAAATAATGCTGCAAGTCGTGTTTCTTTATATACCTCTTACCATCTTCTACTATAAGTTCTAGTTTCCTACTCGGACCTTTTAGAGACCTTATTTCTTTAGGTCGATTATTCTTGTTCTTCGACATATCTTAATAATTTAATTTTATTAGATATAGTTTTTCGGGAACTGTTGTAGATTGACCTTAAACTTTTAGTCCCTTGATTAGTTATAAATTTATGATCTAATGTACATCTAATAGAAGTTCCATCTTCTAAAGTAACTTCATACATCTCTTGTTCCCCCTTGTAAATAAAATCTACTAAAGGTTTCCAACCTTCTTGAGTCATTACTTTTATATCATCCTCATCAGAGAAATATTCTAACTCCCTAATAGGTATCTCACCATAATTTGTTAGAACTAAAGAATCTCCACTTATACAAGACAATCTTCCACTTGTTGTCCCATGAATAAGAAATCTCCCGTGTAACCTATCATCATCTTGTACTTTTTCATTCCAACCCTCAATATAAGTTTTATACATCTTCTCTAACCCTCGTAATTCAAGAAGTCTATCAAGGAAAATTGCCTTAGGTGAATCTGGTTTTTTAACGGTTAACCTTAGATTAGTAAGAGTCTCTTCATCTGTACTTGGTTTACCGGATTCATTATTCTTAATTACCTCAAAATGAAAACCTTCTTCCGAATACATCAATGCAGGTAAATCAACTGGACTACCCAAATTAATAGGTCTTATCAATTCTTGTTCCTTTTTAGTTGTGAATATACCAGCCTTGATATTTGAGATTTTCTGTTCCCTTGATACAATCTTTCGTTTATCTTTTGGATCATTATAATCTAGCTCCTCAAGTTCAGCTTCGATAGATTGAATATATTTATCAATCTTTTCTTGATTATACTTCTTTTCGAATTTCTTTACTCTTGGCAAATCATATATAGCTTGTCTAGCCGCATCTATTTTTGGTTTATATGTTTCCAGTAGTTGATTATTGAACTCTCTATCTAGATACAAACCATTCTTCTCTACTGAAGTGAGTACCCTTGATGCAGACATAATTAAATTCCTGAAGGTACTGTACAAACCGAGGTCAATCAGCTTCTTTTCAAAGAATATCATTAACCTAAGAGTATAATCCGTATCTTGACATCCATAATGGCAAAGTGGGTCTAACTCTTTTTTATCCCAAGGTATTTTATCGAAAGCATCTTGCTTCTCATAATTACCATACTCTGGTAAATACCTTCTTACCATTGATTTTAAATCATTAGGTTTTTCCTCGTTTAGTAAGTATTTAGCAAGCATACCATCTAAACAAGTACCTCTATAGAATATTCTATACTTTTGGTTTATCTGGTCATCAAACTTCCAGTTCCATGCAACTTTTACAATGTCATAATTCTCAATTACCTCTTCCCCAAATTTCCTTAGCATCTTTTTCCAATTCCAACCTGATGAAGTATAATCTTTCGTTTCGAAATGGTCTAAAGGAATGGAAGCACCAAACCCTGGCATCCAGGATACTGAGAGTATAGTGGGTTTGAAACTCTTATTATATATGGGTGAACCATCAGTTTCGTAGTCACAGCAAGCATAACCAGTAGCTTTACAACAGGCAATGAGTTTCTTTAACTCTCTTTTGTTTCTTATTATGTGATATCTTGTTTCCATTATCTAATTCCTTTCAATACCTGATGAATAAAGTACCTAGAATATCCATACTTAAGAGATATTTTCTTTATACTAAGACCCTTTTCTTTATGGTCTATCATTATTAGATTCCTTTCTTTATCAGAAAAAGTATGTATATAATTAGAACCCCTAAAACCTAACTCATAGTTATGTTTCAAATTTTCTGACCTTGGAACCGCTCTTAGATTAGATACTCGATTATCAGTTTTTATACCATTTATATGGTCAATATCATACCCATTTGGTATATTACCAATCCAAGCTTCATATACTAACCTATGTATATAAAACCTCTTTCTAAACAAAGTACATTGTAAATACCCATTAGAAGTTAATGATACCAACCTCTTTCTCCAAGTATTAGAAATCACAGTAGTAGTGCCTTTCCTACCATGGCCTTTCCCTTTAACTCCTACCCTTTTAAGAGAAGTAAAAAGGGTACCCCTTTTAGATATATATATAATATCCAGGGTACCCTTTTATATTTGAATACTTAGTATTCATCTTTCAAATCCTCTAAATTACAAGATAAGAAATGCCAATCTTTTTTGTATATATGCAATGAATCTATGGTATGATATAGATAACCAGGTTTTATACCTACTTCTTGAGCTACGTATTCCATTAATCTCCAAGCTAAATAAATATCATTACCGAAATGTTGGGCAAAGTCCGAACTTCTTTGATGATAGCAAATATGTAATACCTTCTCTCCTTTACCATTCTGACGGATAAGGAAATCATAATACATTGAGCAAGGTATA